CGAAAAATTCAGCATCAATTTCCCCACGGACTTTGGATTCAAAGAGTCCCTGCACATATCTGTCAATTTCTGCGAGCCGTTCTCTTTTTTTGCTGATTTCAGAAGTGATAGCGGCAGCGGTCTGTTCTTCTGTACTGTCAATTCTGTTTTTGAGAAACATTTCAAATTTTTTGCTGTCCGTATGAGCAAACAGAAAAAATTTCTGAATTTCTCTCAGCACAAGGTCTTTCAGTACAGTTTCGCTGATATAGTGACTGGAACAGGAGTGTTTGCAGACGGCATTCGCCTTTCTGAATGTCGAACATACATAGTGACAGATTTCAGAATCATTTCTTCTCAAAGCGTACATCTTCGCACCACAGTCAGCACAAAATATGAGGTCATAGAAAAATGCTGTCCGTCTGACAGGTTTACGGCGGTGCGGAGCAGAAAGTTTTTCCTGCACAGCATTGAAATCCTCTCTGCTGATGATTGCAGGGTGCGTGTTCGGGAAAACATACCATTCGTCAGGAGAAGTGAGAATCACTTTCTTTGACTTGAAAGAACCTCTCCGTGTCCGTCTGTTTACTGTATCACCGCAGTATTCAGGCTTTTTCAGAAATTGAATGATTGTACTGACCGACCATGAATATTCCGTAGAATATACGGCTTTTCTTGCCCCAACATTCACACCCATGTGGACAGTCGGCTTTTTCACACCGCTTTTCATGAGTGTTTCAGCGATTTCAGTTGGACTATGCCCATTCAGGAACATCGCAAAAATCTGTCTGACTATTTCCGCAGCAGGCTCATCAATTATCCATTTTGTCTTATCATTGGGGTCTTTCTTGTAGCCGTAAATTGCTTTGGTTGTCAGCCGTTCGCCGGAAACATCTTTCTGCCTGAATACTGCCCTGATTTTTTTGGAAATATCACGGGCATACCATTCATTCATGATATTGTGAAACGGGAGCATATCGCTCAGTCCCTCAGCAGAATCCACATTTTCACAAACCGAAATGAAACGGACATTGTACTCCGGAAAAATGAGTTCCGTGTACTGTCCGACAAGAAGATAATTTCTGCCGAGCCGTGACATATCCTTGACAATTACTGTTCCGACAAGCCCCTGTTCAATGTCCTCAAGCATCTGCGAGAAAGCCGGACGGTCGAATGTAACGCCACTGATACCATCGTCCACATAGAAACGGCAGTTGCCGAATCCGTGCAAATTGGCATATTCAAGCAGTAATTTTTTCTGATTTGCCACGCTGTTGCTGTCACCTGAAACATTGTCATCATGCGAAAATCTTGCGTATAAAGCTGTAATCAGGTCTGTCTGCATTTTCATATAGATTACCTCCATATCTGATTGTGCAGACAAGCTGAATCAGCGTTCTTTTATTCAGTTGTCAAGCTACTGAAACAGATTTTTCAACTGTACCATCATTATAGCGCAGTATTTCGGCTTTTTCAATAGCTGTGAGAAAATTGTAACCAAATTGCAGCAAATTTATTTTTCAGCGTTCTTTATTCAATTTTCAAGATGCTGGGTCATGCAAGACTTCATCAAGATACTTGTATGACAGGCGTTTTACCAGTCTGAGAGCCTTATTCAGCTTTCTTTCAAAACTTTGTCGGGATATACCATGCTTTTTAGCAATATCGGACTTTTTGGCATTTTCCGTGTAGTAGTAATCCACGAAAATAGGATACCATTCCGGTCTTAATCTTGCCAAATCCTCTATGGAGAGCCGGATTGCTTTCAACTGACATTTTTCATACCAGTCTCTCTCCATATCTTCCCAGATGTCGGAGATTTCAGGTTTCATCAGTAGCAGTTCCGATTCCGTACCATAGTGGAGCAGACCTCTTCTTTCAGATTCTGCCCTGTTTGCACAGCGTTTCCTCTGGTATAACGGGATAAGTTCATAATTCTGCATATCAGTCCTCCGGTTCTCCGGCAGACAGGCTTGAAATCTTATCTGTATATTATCATAGCACAAAATTCCGGATTTGTAAAGTGCCACAATTTTTGCTTGTTCCCTGTTATTACACTTTGCTTCAACATTAGAAAAACGGCTCAGATTCGTTCCGAGCCGTCTTTTTTGTAAGTCCGTCAGACAGTGATTTTGCCTACCCCGACAAAATATATATCAATGTCGTGTTTCTTAGCCGGACTTCCTGCCACCGAATATCCCTCATGCACTTCGATACGGCTGATTAAATCCAGAACGACCTCACAGGTCAGGACTTCTATGCTTGTGTATTTGCCCAGCCGTCTGAAAAACAAATCAATCCCGTCTTTGGCTGTACTCTGCTGATTAACAATTTCTGTCAGTTTCTTGTATTCACTGTTCAGAAGTTCCTTTTCGGAATCCAGACTTTTCATAATGTCCGTGAATGTTTCCGGCAAAATATCGCCGGATATTTTTTCCTCAAACAGTTTTTTACGCAAATCAGGGATTTCTTCAAGTCTGGATTCAATTTCTTTCATTCTCTTTCTGGATTGATTTACATTGTCGGTCTGTTTTGAGAGAATTGTTCTTGTCAGGTTATTCCGGAAAGTTCTGCCGTCCATGAGATTCATGCCGATGGCTGTATTGATGGAATCTGTCACAAACTGGATAATTTCAGTTTCTCTGATGTAGTGGGAGGAGCATTCATGGCTGATTTTCCGGTTGGTACTGCATACATAAGAATCGGAATTGACCTGTTTTCCGTTCTTGTGCATGATATACATTTTCTTCTTGCAGTCGGCACAATACACCAGATTGGCAAAAATCGGCACATACGGTTCAGTGCTGGTTCTATCTCTTTTATTTTCAGCGAGTTTCTGCTGAACTTCGTCAAATAATTCCCTGTCGATGATAGCCGGCTGTGTATCAGGAAATATCATTCGCTTTTCGGGCGGATTGACGATTACTTTTTTGCTCTTGAAAGACGGTCTTTCCGTTTTGAAGTTGACCGTATCACCGCAGTATTCCTGCCTTTGCAAAATTCTCAGAATCGTGCTTGCATTCCAGAGGAACGGATTTGTTTCAGATTCAGAACCTCTGCGGATTTTTCCGGCATAAGCACTTGGTGTCATGACGGACTGCTGATAAAGAAACGAGGCAATTCGGACAATGCCGTTCCCCTCACGGTACATCTGAAAAATAATCCGCACAACGGCGGCAGCCTGTTCATCAATTATCCAGTCTTTATTATTTTCAGGATTCAGCATATATCCATAGATAGGCTTGTGTGAAAGCCGTTTGCCGTTTGAACCTCTTGCTCTGGCAGAGGCTTTTTGTTTCCTTGAAATATCACGGACATAGTATTCATTCAAAAGACTGCAAAATGGCAACATATCCATATTTGAGCCTGTGATATTGTCGATGTTATCAGTCACGGAAATAAAATGCACGTTGTACTTGGCGAAAAAAATTTCAATAAATTCCCCAACTTTCAGATGTTCTCTGCCGAATCTGGACAAGTCTTTCACAATCACACGCTCAATTTTTCCGGATTCAATATCGTCAATCATTCTTTTGAAGTCCGGACGACTAAACAGAAGACCACTGTATCCGTCATCGATATAAATTTCGTAATCGTAATATCCATTATCAAAGGCATAATTTTCAAGAATCAGCTTTTGTGTCTGAATGCTCATGCTCTCACCGAGATACGCATCCTCGATGGAGAGACGGCAGTACAAAGCTGTTTTCTTTTTTGTCAGCATTGGCAATTCAACTCCATTTATCCATGCACAGATGATGATTATAGCTATGCCTTTATTTTAGCACAGAAATTCAGATTTGAAAAACCGATTGAATCGTCAGACAAAAAATCAAGCAGACAAGGCATTTTATTATTTTTAGCCGACCGAAATAAAAAAATTCTGCAAAAAAAATTGACGGCTGAATCGTCATTTTTCACATAAATTTCATTTTAATTTCACTTTGAAATTATTATCAGTTTAAGAAATCTATGCTATACTGCAAAAGGCTTTTTAGCTATAAATAAATTTTTTTCATACTTTATGGAGGTTTCACAATGAACACAGAAAACATGAAGCAGAACGGAAAAAAATATTGACGAAAATTCCGTCCGTCTTACCGAAATCGAGGAGAAAGTCCTCACGGAGAATTTTGAATTTGAAAGTTTCGCCCAGATGATGAAATGGTATATGCACAAGCCGACCAGAATCACGGAGGCGGAACTCTCTGAAATGACAGGAGTTACGGAAAGAACTATCAGAGATATGTGTGCGGAAAGCAGCGAGGAGAGAAGATTTGACCTCCGCTTTATCGTTGCAGTTGCTATCGGTCTGAAGATGATGCCGGAACACGCTCTTGAATTTGTCGAACTGGACGGCTATCATCTCCGCAGAAAAAAGAAAGAGGAGAGATTTTATAAATTTTTCCTGCACAGAAGCGGTAAAATTTCCGTTTCGGAATGTAACAGAATCCTGAAAAATCACAATTTACTGCCTTTGACCAATTGTGAAAATGAACAAACTGATTGATTTATAATTCTTCTATTTGTGAATATCGCTGATTTTTCCGTTTTTTCATAAACTTTTTTCAAAAAATGGGGTGCATTTGCCCGTTTTTTTCACCGTTATAGTAGAGGGAGATTTTCATTTCTGCACCAGAGAGAAAAGCAAAATCAGTGAAAAAAGCTGACCTGCTTTCAGAGAGCGGAAACAAAACCAGCAAGCATGGCAGAGCAGTGCCACAAATCTGCGATTTGGTCACTTTCTCTGCACCGCTTGTTAGGGGAAAAATTTCCCTAAGACCCCTGTTGAAAATGGCAGATTTTCAAAAAATCAGCAGAGAAAAAAAGAAC